ACCAACTACAACGTAATCCTTTCTCTTTCACCGTATTATCTTGTATTGTAGTGATGTAGTAAGATAACAGTGAAAGAAAAAGGATTGGTACATATTCAACTATTGACACCCCTGTCATATATGATGATAGGAATGACAGAGTTCCTTTGACGCATCAACTCACTGCACACATGCCTTCTGAACAGGTGGGCTTCTACGCAATCAAGTTGAAAGGAAAGGGCGATGATTGTCGGTAGTGGGTAAAGCGGTGCGTATCCCTTTACCTCCTTATCTGTGACAATCTTCCTTTCACCTGCATTCCTTTCATCTGGAGACAGGATGGAATCTTCGGTTATCGCCCGAAGTCTGCCACTGACTTTTCTCCATGTAACTCCGAAGAACCTTGCAAGCTCGCCCCCGGTCATTGCTACTTCGCCTTTTCCCCTGCGGATAACCTGCATGCCATTTCCCCACTCGAAGTAGCTGCGCCCCGTGTTCAGACGGATTGCAGCCTTAGTCTTTATTCCATCTTCCGTATTCATGCCGTTTCCTCCATGCTTTTGTTTCTGCTTGTGTTGGCAATAGCCATTGTCCCTATGGTAATAGTTTCCTTTACCGTTACCTTATCATCCTCTTTGTTCTTTTCCTGGTGTTTGGCGATGAGTCTGTCCATGTCCTCGGAAATCTTGCAGTCCGTTACCTGTGCATAAATCTGTGTACTTGCAATTGATGTGTGTCCCATCATCTTGGCGATGCTTTCTATGGGAATACCTGCACTTAGACACATCGTTCCGAAGGTATGTCTTCCCATGTGATAGGACAGGCGTTGCTTGATACCACAAGCCTTGCCTACGATGCTTAGCTTCGCTGCTAACACACTTCTGCTGCAACAGGGCTGAAAGATAAGGCGATTATCCATATCCGTGTTATTGCCTTCTTCTTTCACCGCTTTTAGTTGCCTTTGCTGCTCAATAATCGTCTTGGCTATGGGATGTAACGGCACTATAAATTCTACTTTTGTTTTCTGACGTTCCTTTCTTATATACATCTGTCCGTCCGCTGCGCTCTTGATATGCCCAAACGTCAAGTATTCCATATCCGTAATGGCTAAACCTGTGAAGCAGGAGAAGATAAACATCTGTCTGGCAAGCTCGGCATCACTATCACATATCTTCATAGCCATCAGTTTTTTCACATCACTCTTACTAAGAAAGCGGATAGCCTTTTCCACCTTTTCATATTCTGCATGCTCAAATGGATTATAACGAATGATGCGCTGGCTTACCGCACGGAACATCAAACGGCTCAGCCAACAAAGATAATTGTTGATAGAAGAACCTTTCAACCCTTTCTTTTTAAGAAAGAAGCGGTATTCTTCAAACAGTTCCTCCGTTATACTTCGGATTTCTATATCCGTACTACCTAAGTCCTTTATAAACTCGCACAGCATCCTGTTAGCATAGCAAAGGTTAGTGTATGTACCTTCTGCCTTAGACTTGCCCACACCTTCCTTTACCGATTGTAGTTCTGTATTGCTTAGCTCCAACAAAGTGGTAGGAGAAGTTGCAATGCCCTGCAATCTGTTTTTAAGCAGTTCAGCACTTACCACTCCGTCTTTTAGAAGCAGTTCCTGATAGGTCTTTTCTACAAGTTCTCTGAATGATTGCAGTCGAAGATTGATTTTCTTTTCCGTAGTTGTCCCCTGCTTGGAGTTCCACTCTGTGGGCTTGCATTCTTCGTTTGTGGTAATGACTGACTGCTTACCGTCAATTGTGATACGGCAGAGTATGGAGGTCAGACCATTTGCTTTGGTCTTTTGTCTGTTGATATAAAACAGTGTCTTGAATGTACTTCTCATCATGATTTTAGTTTTAATACTACTATTGCTAAATACTCATCTGCATATCCTCCGTGAAAGAAAGGAAACGCTCAAACTCCAAAAACAGTTTCTGTGGTGTAACCTTTGCGTACCGTTCGGTCATACTCACGTTGCTATGCCCCAACATCTTGCTCACCGTTTCTATCGGTACTCCTTGTTCCAGTGTGATGAGCGTGGCAAAGGTATGTCTTGCCGTATGCGTGGTAAAGGGAAAGGCTATGCCTGCTCTTAGGCGCAATGCTTTGAGATACGATTGATAGGTGGTATATTTCATCTGTGGCAATAGCCTTTCCCTTTCATCGCTCTTGTACTTCTCTATTATCCTGATGGCTTCGGGTAACAACTTGATACGGCAGAGTACACCAGTCTTCTGCCTGTTGAACTTCAGCCAAAAGCTTCCCTCGTCATCACGCATAAGATGTGCCTTACTTAGTTCCATCAAATCACAATAGGCTGCACCCGTATGGCAGGCAAAGACAAACAAGTCTCTTGCGGTTTTCATTTCTTCCTCCAACTCTTCAAACTGTATGTTCATTAGTTTATCAAGCGAACACCTATCAAGAGCTTTGGGTAGCTTCTTATCTCCTCTTACTATTTTTGCATTAGCAAACAACAAGGTGTCAGCCAATCCCTCACGGTATGCCAACCTACATACGGTTTTTATTTGGGAAGCTGCACCATAGAAACTGCTCTCTTGAAAACCTAATGTCCCCAAGAAAAAATCTCTAAAATCATAAATAAAGTTTTCAGATAGTTGTGAGAAAGCTAAATCCTCTACCTTATATTTCTCTTCGATGAATGTGCGAAGATTTCCTCGTGTAGAGTAATAATTAGATAGCGTCTCTTTCTTAATATCTATTCCAACGTGTTCTTCTTTCTCCCTGATAAGCCTATCAAGGCGTTCTATAAGCATACACCGAGATTGTACGCTCCCTTGAAACTGCTCCTTGATGTCCGTGGCAGTAAATGCCTGTCCTTTGGACAGCAATGTTTGATAAGCGGACTGAATGGAAAGTACTAAACTATCCAGCTTTCCGTTCACTTCCACCGCCTCACGGCTCTTGCCCCTCATTCTACTTTCACGAGGACTCCACAAATCTATATCACAAGATAGCTTGCAACTAAACTGTACTATACTCCTTCCAAGTGTGATACGTCCCATAATGGGAGCTTTACCCTGCTTATCCTTTCCGCTCTTTTTGAGGTAGAGCAACACCTTCATCTTTTCTGTTTTCATACGCTTTAATTTTTATGGGCAAAGTTACCCAAATTAAAGCGTTCCTCACTTATGCAGAAAACTGCCGACCAAAGCAACAAACACACGAGAGAAACAATTTCAGTTACCTACATCTGCATTTAGTTACCTACTTCAAATCTTGGTAATGATTTAGTAACTGAACTTCTGCTTAAATCCGCACTTTCTTGCCTTTTACAAATAGAGCAGTTTTATGCAAATTGCCTCGTTTCTACCTCATTACCAATTAGTTTGCATATCTTTCGATATTTCTTCATTTTCCTTGATTAGTTACACTACAAGCAAGTTGTAGCCACACTACAAAAGGCTTGTAGTCTCGCTACAAAAGACTTGTATTCACAGTACAAGACCCTTTGTAGTGCACTAGCTAACCATAAAGCTTGGTTTACTTGATTTCATTCCGACATCTTTTCTTTTCATCAACTACTTCAGTAGGCATGCCTTTTGCAGTGATATTGAAGCAATATACACGGACGAAAAAGCCCCTCTGAAACCGTTGACACCACAAAAAGTGGATGTGCAGAGCATGGTCTGTCGTTCGGTAAAGCCTTGTGCTCCACAATAGGCACTAGTTTTTTTCATATTAGAACCATACTTCTGTCCTGCTCATACTGGCATTAAGCAACAAGCACGCATACTTCAAAGCACAAGAAAACACAAACGCAGATATACCAGGCAAAAACAAAAGACCATGGATAAGTCGACAACAACAAGACGAAACTTACAAGCAAACCAACGAATTAGATACCCTCCTTTCCTTCAAACTACTAGACAGCAAGAAAGATTAAATTACGAAAACTAAGCTTTAAAACACAATCTCGTATAAACGAGAAAATATGATGCACAGCGCGGATTTTAACATGTGTGCCTTAAAAAACACTAAAAAGATGAGGCCTTTCAATGTAAAATCGATAACTTTGCATGATAACGTGTCTAAGCACCGCTATCTAGGCGAACCACACCACATAGCGGCGCGTCTACATTATTATATTTAGCCTTGCCCAACGGCGTAGCTTAAACACAACCTATTATATCATTGTTATATGAAAGATTTTTTTAAAAGTGTACTTGCCACCGTTCTCGGAATTTTCCTATTCTGTGCAATTAGTTTCGCCTTTATGATGATGAGCATCATTGGAATGATTGCTTCAACAGACACAGAAACCAAACTGAAAGACAATTCCGTATTAACCATTAACCTATCGGGTAGCATCAACGAGATGGCAGCTCCCAACGTACTGGGTTTCTTATCTGGAAATACCATCGAAAACACAGGCCTCAACGACATGTTGCTGGCCATCAAGAAAGCTAAAAACAATGACGACATTAAGGGTATCTACCTAGAAGGAGGGCCACTAATTGCTGGTTTCTCCACGCTTCAAGAACTACGAGACGCCCTAGTCGACTTCAAGAAGAGCGGCAAATGGATTGTAGCATACGCCGACACTTACACCCAAGGTTGCTATTACGTGGCATCGGTGGCTAACCACATTTACCTTAACCCACAAGGACAGGTAGATTGGCATGGTTTAGCCTCGCAACCATATTATATTAAGGACCTC